TCCGTTATTACCAGCTAATTTTTCTAATTCTTGTGCCATTTTATTTTGTTTTTAAATTATAATTTTCTCTTATTTTAATTAACGGTAATTCTAAAGTATATCCGTAAAATTCTTTATTTTCTAAAACATTATCTATATAATAATAAATATTATATTTATCAATAACTTTACCATCAATAGTAACTGGTTCGTATCTTATTTCGTATGTTTTCATTATTTTTTACAAATTAAAGTTAAAAAAATTATGATACTTGTTGGATTATTAGCATACGTTGGAAAGTCAATTTGAGCAACAATATCATCACTAGCAGCAACAGATATGCTTGCACCTGTAAATGTAGTGCCTTTAATTGAAACACTTGTAGCATCTGTTCTAAATGTACCTAAACTAGAAGTTGTGCCTTGTGTTATATTTCTAATTTGTAAAGTTGCTAATTCAGTTGTGCCACTAACGACATTATTACCAATACTTATTCTAGCACCAATTATTGTATAAGCAGAACCTAAGTTATAATTAAAATTAGTTGCGGTTAAATTTGGGGCTAGCCTTACATCTGAAAAGTAGTAAGTTGTTGCATCCGCTGGGCTTAATGTACCTGTTTCAAATTGAACTGTAAATATATTATCTATTTGCTTATTTTTCCATAATGAAGTTGCACTATCATAAACAAGTACATCGTTGTTTTGAGGTGCATTACTAATTAAATCAATATCGTGAATTTCTTTTAATTCAAAACCATTTTGAACTTTAACAAATATTTCACCTACCGTTGCACTTACTCTTGTAACTATTCCAATAAAAACTAAATGAGCAGGTGCGTAAGGTTTGTTAATTAAACCATAAATCAAATCTCCATTTACACCTAACCATACGGGGTCGCCAATAGTTGCACTATTAGTATTTAATCCAGCAAGTAAACCTTCAGTAACAACAAACCCTTGTCCGTTGTTTGCCAAAGTACTTTCTAACAAACCCATTGTTTTTGAGCTTGTCGATTCACTTACATTTGATGCTTTTGATACAATCATATTAGTACCGGCAGCCGAACTAACATAAACAGCTTGACCTTTATTAATAGCTTGCCCAGCCTTAACTGTATGCTTTAAAACGCTAGTATAAGCAGCAACAGATGCACCTAAAAAAGATAAAGCACTAAGTTGAGTAGTTCCGTCACCAATTTTATAAGTGCCTGTTTGTTCTAAATAAACCATTTGCCCCACCTTTAATACAAGCGTTGCATTGGCTGTAAACCATGCACTATCTTTATAACCTAATCTTATATCTACGTTTGCCATTAAACTATTGGATCTATTATTGTTGCTGTATTGCTATTTATTGTATCTATAATCTGTTGTAACACCTCAACGGTATAAGTGCCGCTAGTTGTAAAAGTTTGTAACGTATTACCTGACTGGTCCTTAATGTCAACTTGAAAATTACCAACTATTTGATTAATCGTTCCACCTACATAAATATAATTATTATCTAAAATGTTACCGCTATCAATAGGTAAATTACACCCATCGTTACCCATTGCAGAGCTGATTGTTAAATCAAAAAAGTGTCCACTAACATCGTCATCGTTACGCTCAGTAAAATCCGTTAACGAAATATTCATATCGGATTTAAACGGTCCTAATAACTTGCTATTACTAACTTGTCTAAGATAGTTAGGCACATCGTAACAAATACGCTCAGTATCACTCAGTACCTGGTTAATATTGCTTATATCCTTATTTACTAAGTCACTAATCACAATCATGTATTTACGAGAAACTACATTATCAGTAACGCTACTACCTTGTAATATAACATTCATAAACGGATAAACAATTTCAACGTTTGTGTCCGCTTCACTTTCATCACCAAAGTAAAATGAGTTTATGCCTTTGTGCTTTAACGCAAAGTTTTTAAATAATTCTATATCTTGGTTTAATGTTATCATTTACTCTTCGTGTCTTCTCCAATAGTTAAAACGATTAAACTCTTCATTTCCAAAATCTAAGTCACCACGCATAGCCACACCGTTTGTGTAATTTCTTACCGTTGGATTCATGCCTGTATTACTTGTTTCTAAATATTTAGGGAATGTTGCTGTATTTTCAATTAAATAATCAGTTACTAATTGTGCGTAACGTTCTGCATGAATGCGCCATTTATCCATTAAGAATTTAACGTCACTAATATCCGCTGAACTTGAATCCGCTGAACCTTTAACTTGAATACCCTTGTTTTGATACGCAAATTTAAAGTCAGGTGACGCTTCCATTTTTACATACCAACATAAAGCCTTTGCAATATAATCGTTAATTAGTGCTTTTTCATTTGGATATAAAGCCATTGTTGGGCTTGCAATTATTTTAGTTTTTAAATCGTTATATAATTGCGTGCCTAATATTTTTTGTATATAAATATCTTGCACCATAATAATAGTGCTTTCTAATTTTTTCCAATCCACGTTGCCATCGACACCAGCGAGTTTCTTAAAGTAGTCTTCTTGTATAAATAATACGTCAGCCATTGTTTATTTTTTTTTATTTCGTACCCTAGTTTCTGCATACCATGAATGGTTGCAAGTGCTATCTATAAAGCTACCTTTGTTAGTAAAGCCTCCACGATAGTCCCAAGCATTGTCTCCAAAATCATTAGACATATTATCAATAGCTTCAAATTCCCAACTCATTCCTTTATTTGTTAAACCTATTGTAGCTTTGCAAAAATCATGTGAAGTGCTTAATAAATTTTTACTTATTTTATTTGGATTGCCAGCATAACTTACACCCTCATTTAAATCATAAGTATAAACAGTATAAATTTCTCTACTTACAATCGGTTCGGTTGGTTTATCCAATGCTTTTTGAGTAGGTTTAAATCCATCAATAGTGTCATCTAAGAAACCATTTTTAGTTAAACGTGCAATTGATTCTTCTACTTTATAAAAATCACTTTGAGTAGCTTTTGCAATTTCATCAATAGACATACTAGAATTGCCTTTTAAGGCAGTTAAAACAGCGTTATCTAGTTCTTGTATGCTAATCACTAAAGCATCGGCAAACTTCATTATTTGACGTTCGTATTTTAATGCTTCGTTTGAACTTTTTACTCGTTCTCTTTTAATTACTGTATAAGTTGTGGGGTCTTCAATTATTGCACATTTTTCTAAGTGTGCTAAGAATTTATCTTTTTCTTTTGACATCTTAACTTCAATACCTAAAATCTTTTTAGCTTGCGTTTCATCAATGCCATAAGCCGTTAATCTAGTTACTGCTAAATGCTCGTTTATTTTACCTTTGCTGTAATCTCTTACAATTCGGTACATATCGGCATTATCAGCAGCACTTAATCCTTTTAAGCTATCATTTGTTTGAGTAGCTACAATAGGCAAAGGCTCACCGTTAACATCGGTAGGGATAGCAACCAATGGCTCATATCCTTTTAATTTTCTACGCTCATCCTGCGTTAAATCTACATCGTTACTTAAATCCGCACCAATTAAACTAATTGGCTCAAACATCATTTCTAAATATTCACCAGTCTTTAAGAATGATAAATAAGATAGGAACTCTAATAAGTCGTTTTGTCTAGGCTCGATATATCCTTTAACAAATAACTCTTGTAAAATCAATAAATCGGGTGAACCACTTAAAAAAGATTCATCAAATTTTATATTAAATAATTCGGGTGCCATTTCGTGACCTGCAAATATCTTTTTCATTGCACGCTTTGAAGTGAACGCAAATTTCTCAGATAAATCATTTACAGATACATCCACAACTTCGGGTGCTTTGTCGTCCCTATCCGAGTGAGTAATCATTAAACTTTCGCCATTCTCGCCTGTGTAAGTGCCTTTGAATGAACGCTCAATTGAATGTATCATGTCATCGGTAGGTTGTCCATTAAAAAAGTTTATAATCTTACCAACCGAAAAACCACTACTAACATAATTCTTATTGAACGTACTAATGTCCACATCGGTATTAATATCGTTTACGATACTTTGATATTGTGCAATAGGGTAAACGCTTTCTAATTTACTTGCACTTGCTGTGTAATATTTAAAGTCAATAAAGAATGTGCCGGCAGTTCCGTTATTCTCAAATTTATGAATACACTTTATATCTTTGCTTTGTGTATTTCTATTCCAATTTTTACAAAAGTATAATTTAGTTTCACACTCAGATATTCTACAATTTGCAGAATTTAAAAAATACATTTCAATCGGTTGACCTTGTAAGTTTGTTATAACTTCTACATAAACACCGTTAAATAATTCTGTATTTAAACTAACTTTTTTACCAGCTTGGTTTAAAGTTTCTTTACGGTTAAAATTATCAATAAATGTGTCAACTTTAATTTGGTCTATCTCGTTAACTGCTTTTAACCCTTTGCCCCAAATGTAACGTGCTTTACGGTTAACAATAGCCCTATGCTCAGGATGCTCATTAAATAAACGCACCAACTCTTGAGGGTACATATTATCCTTACCGTATTTAATGTACCCTTTTGTGTCCTCGCTAAACGTTAATTTTGGTAACGCTTTAAACGTTAACATGTGCTTGTTGTCAATGTATTGAAATTTAGCCGCCATATACTATTGTATTGTTTTCGTTGCCAGTATAAACTGGGTAATCACTTAATTGTGATACAACGTTTAATTTTCCTTTATCAATTAAATTTAATGCTAACAACGGATCTAAGTTAGTTGTACTTGCTTGCTCGTAAACGTTGTATTTATAAAAACCACTTAGCGTTAAACTAAAAGTGCCATTCAATAAATTTTCAGTTACGTTTTCTATAAAATCAAATTCGTTATATCTTAATTTATTTGTACTTATATCCGCTGCAATAAAGCATTTAACTGTATTGCTCATGTCATTAATAACCTCAAATAAATACTTTGCATTCGTTAACGTTGTCTTTTCAGATAGCGTTAATATTACTTTGTTAGTTGTATTTTTATTTATTAATATCACTAATATAATATAGTATTTTTTTAAACTTTTACAAAAATAAAAAAAGCAACCGATTAAGATTGCTTTTAATATTTGTGTAATTAATTTACTAGGTTAATAAACCTGCTAAGATAGCAGTATCAACTTTTACAGCAGATACACTTGAACGTCCTTTGATTGTTAATGTGCTACCAATAAAGTCACCCATTGCAGTACCCGATTCAAATTTAGAATCAATAGCGTTTGAGCCATATCCACGACCTAACATCCAAGCGTCACCGTTTTGCATTACTGCAATAAGCACTACTTTGTTAGATAAAATCAATTCCAATTCTTGTTGATCTAATGTATTTAAGCCATGCATCTTAATTGAACATTCCCAGTCATAAGCCTTAGAACCCGAAGCAGTTGTTCCTGCACCAGTATAAGACCACATACCTTGTTCAATTTCTTGAGCAATAGTTTTCCATGTAACTGTTTTAGTAATAGCAGTTACAACGTTTGCAGTTAACGTAGAAGTTAAAACGTTAGCAAATGGTGTAATATACCATGAAGCTACGCCGGCTGTTGTTAAACAGTCTTTTAGTGTATAATTTTGAGTTAATGGACAAGGCATTTTTTTATAATTTTATAATGTTAAAAATGAAAGGGGTTAAATCAATAACCCCTTAATTTATTTATCCTACGTATAACGTGTTAAATCTTTGGTTTGTAACGTGTGCAAAGATAGTAAACACTACATCGTAAAAGTAATCTTTACGTGGTTGAGGGAATTTATCAATAACAACCATGTTTAAGTCTTCCATTAAGTCAGTACACCATTTGATGTTACTTGGTAATGAAACAAACATAACGTTTTCAGCGATTGGCACAAATTTAATTTCTACACCTAAGTAGTAATATTTGTCAGCAACCATGTCAACGCTAAATACATCTCTGTAAGTCAAGTTAACATTTGCAATATTGATTAATTGTTTGTGAGAACGTGGTGCGTAAATGAATGCTTTTTCATCAGATGCAGATAAAGTTTCTGCAACGATACCAGCATACAATAATTGGTATTGTGCAACGATTGTACCAGCAGTGATTGCAGCAGTACCTACAACTTTAATACGACCACCAACAGCAGCGTTATTATAGATAGCACGTGTAATAACTGAATCAAATAATGTAGTTGGCATTGCAGCTACTAGAGTTTTTTCAGCAGCACCAACAGATGTATTTGCAGTACCAGCAGTTAAAGCAGCAACAGCCGTTTTAGTTGCAGAAGTTGCACCATTCCAAAATTTACTTTCAGCATCAGCAGAGATTGACTTTGCTACACCGTTTAAAACCATTTTAGCAAACTCGTCAGAAACATCGTTCCAAGCACCCGGCTTCATATCACGATTAAAACGTGAAGTACGTAAATCGTTTGGAGTAAATGAATCTAAATACTCAACCTTTACGGGAGTGATTAATACATCGTTAATTCCGATAGTTCCTGATGCTGATGGGTTAACTGCCCAGTTTTGCATAGTTACTGTATTTACATTTTCAGTAAAGATAGTACCAGCTTTAATTCCTGTTTCAAAAGATACTAAGCCTTCAGAGATTGTTTTGTTTTCAAAGATAATTTCAGAGATTACTGGATCTGCAGCTACTCCGTTTATCGTTACTAATTGTGAATAAGATATTGCCATTTTGTTTTTGTTTTTTGTTTTTATTTTTTAGTTTATAATTATTTTTATCCTACGAATTTATTTTGTTTTCTTAATTTGAATAACTCTAATGGAGTTAAATCGTTGTAATTTTTTTCTACTTTGTTGTTAGATTCTAAGTTTAAAGCAACCGAGTTTTTGTCGATTGATTCAATAGCAGATAAAGCAACTGATAAGCCTTTTTTAGTTTCTGATAATTGCGTTTCTAAATTAGTTTGCTTTGCAGCATAACCTTTTTCTAATGCTTCTAAGCGGCTCAAGATTGCTTTCATTTCGTCTTCTAATGGCTTAGCCTGTGTTTCAATTTCCACTTCTGCTTCCTTAGTAACGATTTCAGTAATAACACCAGCTGCACAAATAATCTTAGTACCGTCAGCAAGTTCAAATTCGCCTTCCGCAGGAACAGCAACACCGTCAGCACCAACAAATGAAGCCATTGCGCCTACTTCCATTTTGTCAACTGATAACATAGTGCCATCAATTAAAGCAACATCTTCTAATTTTACTACTTGAGTAGCAGGTAATTCAATCCCTAATTTTAACAATGCTGATTTTAAAGCATCTTTAGTTTCTTTTGATAACATATTTAATTTAATTTAATTTAGTTTCGTTAATATAATATAGTAAAATATTTACTTTTTACAAAATATTTTTTATGATAGCTTCAATCTCGTTTTGATCTAATTCAATTTCTTGTTCTAAGTCAAAGAAACCCTCTAATGATACACCTTTAACTTCACCGCTTTTTACTCTTTTCCAAATGTCATCGTTATTAATTTTCATTGAACAAAAAATAGTTCCATCGGGTAAATCAAAACCTTCGGGCTGTTTAATGCCACGACTAGCATCACTAATAAATACTTCAAATACAAACACACCCTTTGATAAGTCGCTTGTATCATGCGTTAATTTTACTTTGCGTTGGTTTCCATCTAGCATATACTTTTGTAATATTTGCATATTGGTTTCCTTTTTATACACAACGTAAAATTCTTTGTCATCAACTTTACGATAGATAGGTAAGTCAGCAACAATAACGGGAGCAGTAATAATTCTTTGCTCTTCTTGTAAAGCCATTTTAAACTCGTAAGGTTTATGTTCGCTGAATGCTAAAAACTCGGTAAGCATGGCTGGTGAGTCGACTAATGCCAGATTTTGTATCCCTTGTTCTTTTAATTCTAAGCCCGATAAATCTTCGTTTATAGTTGCATAGTAAATTGGTAATTTATTTTCCATAATTTTAAAATGTTGATTGTTTTTCTAATGTTTCTACTCTATTTGTTTTACTCGATACTTCGTCAACTCCTACGGTTGCTTTTACTTGTATCGTTGGTTGCATCTGTTTTTCATTCTCACCGCCTATTTTTTTACCTGTTTCATCAAACGATGTACTTTGATTTGTATTGTTTTGTTGCGTTGATATTATAGGTGGTGCAGGTATTGCGGGAGCAGCCCCTCCTGTTGCACCAACAGTTGACGGTGCGGATGTTGTGCCAGGATTAAATTTAGCGGATGCAATTTTAGCAATATTTGCAGCAGCAGAAATACCAGCTAATATAGCAAATGCTGGACCAGCAACCGCCCCAATAATAGGGATAGCAGAACCCGAACTATATGCAGCCATAACACCTTGAATACCACTAACAACAGCATTTGCAATTTGTAAAGCCTTGTTAACTTTAAATTGTTGCTCAGCTGCTTTAATCTCTTCTTTACTACCTTTCTGTAAACCTTTCTTTTTATACTCAAAGAATAAGTCAGTTAGTTGTTGTGTTGCGGCAAGTGACTGAGTCGCTAATTGTAAACTACCGTTAACGGCAGCAGCTTCATCCGCTTTCTTTTTTTCAGCAGATGCTTCTAATAACGCATCTTCTTGGTCTGCATACTTTTTATTTATTATTGCTCTTTCAGTTTTTGTTAATTCTAAATTTTGTAACTCTATTTGTCTTTTAGCTTCAAGTAAAGCTATTTGAGCGTCAACATCTTCTTTATTATTTAAAGAGTTTAATTCAGCATCTAATAATCTATCATTAAATTTTTTAGCTCGTTTAGCTTCATCTAAGGATAATTCATTTTCTCTTTGCTGTTGTTTTAATAAATCTTCATCTAATAACCTTTTCTTTAAATCCGCTAACTCATCTTGTTGACTTTTTAAATAATCCTCATTACGTTTATCTAAATATGCTTTATATTCTTCAGCTTCTTTTAATCTTGCTGCAGCCGCTTCTTCATTTGCTTTTGTTTGTTTTTCACTTGCAGCTTTTGCAGCATCGTCATCAATTTTATTTATCCCTAATTGAAAGCCAGCCCTTTTTTCTTTTAAATCTTTTAGTAATTGTATTTGCGCATCTAATTCTTTTTTTCTTTTCTCTTCATTTTCTTTTTCGTCACCCAAAGCAAGGTCGGTTATTGAGCCTTTAAATTTTTCAGAAAGTCCAAAGTTTTTACCTAATGCTTTGCCAGCCATATCAATAGCACCCAAAACTAAAGATAATGGTGCAGTTGTCATACTGATTAAACCTTGTAAAATTTCTTTATTCCTTTTTTCTGCTGCTTCTTGCGCTTGTTGAGTTTGAATAGTGCTTAGTAAAGCAGCTTCCGCTTTTTCATATTCAACATCTAATTGTTTTATCTTAAGTGCTAATATTTCTTTTTCGCTAAGCCCTTGTAATTTTAAACTATTAGTTGATGCATCTAATGCTTTTGACTTGTCTTGTTCAATTTTTAAATTCTCAGCCGTTGCTGCATTAAGTTTCTTTTGCTCTTCGGTAACACCACTAACAGCACCTTTAATCTCATCCCAATAAGCAATAATAGTTCCAAGTAATACAACTAATGCACCAATACCAGTTGCAATCAAAGCACCCTTAACACCTTGTAATGCTGTTTTTGCAGAAGTAGCAAATGCACCCATTCCCGACTTCATTGCAGCAATTCCAACTTTTACTTTTTCAAAATCGAGGTTCATTATTCCCTCTTTCATTTGAGCAAAGCCCTGAGTTAATTGTTCAACACCGCTACCTTTTAAAGACTTGGTGCTATCGTTTAAATCGTCAACTCTATCTTTTAAAGAAGCTACATTTTTACTTGCATCTAAATATTCTTTTGAGCCTTCACCAAATGCAGCCGCCATTTTAACTTGCTCGTCCTTAGCAGCCTTAATAGCGTTCTTTAAATCCTTTACAGATTCAATAGATTGTTCTACACCTTTGACTTCTAAATCAAATGCTATTTCATTTTTATCTGCCATTTATCAAGTTTATTAAGTCTTCGTTACCAGTTGCTGCTATTTCAATACACATGTGAATACAAGCCATACCGTCAAGTATTATTTGGCTAGGCTTGTCATTCATAAGTGATTCTAAGTATTCTATTTTATCTATCATATTTTATTCCAATTAGTGCCATCCCATTGTAAGGTGACTGATTCATACTGAGTTGTTAAAGTAATTGTTGCAGCACCGTCTATTAAAGCGCCATTGCCGTCTATTATAACATTGCCGGCACCGCTATCAACTTTCTTAATAGTTATTTGTTTGCCATATTCTAAAGTGGTATCGACTGTATTTATATTTAAAACTACGGTACTTTCTAAAAATTCAATTTGTGCGTAAGCTAGTGTAACTGTTTTGTTAGTTGCGCCAGTAGTCATAAATACAACATCGTCGTAAGCCTTAACATTATAGTTAGCAGATTTATTTTGTATTAATGCTTTTTCGTTATAGATAGTATTTGTTACCGTTCCATTTATGTAACTAAATCCGATAGTGTTTTCAGGCACACTAACATTACTACCAATTACCGTTACATTCTCACAGCTTGCCGGTATCATAATACTGTCACCGACCGCTAAACAATTAGTACCTCTATTTTGGTTTCCAGTTCCAAAACTAAAAGAACTATTTAATGTAGAATTATAAACCTCTACACCACCAGCAACTTCGGGACTTGAACTGATTAAAAATTTTGTCGGTGTAAATACTTGCGTTTCTAACAACTTAATTAACTCAACCTTTGTGCTTGTTAATTCTAATGGATTGTAATTTTCAATTTTATTAACTATGTAATAAGCACCGTCAATAAATAATCTATTTCTAAAACTGAAATTGTGAATATCTTTTGGGCTTAACCATAAATATTTAGTAACAAATTTAGCATCTCTATTGATTAGATTGTTTAAGTATTTAGCGTGGTATCTATTGTAAAGGTTATTAGTTGTAAAGTAAGCGTTTGGATAATCATAATAAACCTTTTTAGGTAAGCCAAAGTTTAAGTCAACATTTGGATCTAATGGGTCGTCTGTATGTCCTGCATATAAATAATTATTTGTAACTAGATTAGTTTGCCCTGTTTGCTGCCATGTATAAGGTGTAACCGTTTGTTTTATTCCACCGCAAATTAACCAACGAATATTACTAGCAAATTGTTTTTTTATTAAATTCTCCTCTTTGTAAATACGTGGCATTGCAATACCTAAACCATAATTAGCAACGTTTGGAGTTGGGCTAAAAATTAACTCATTTTTTTTATCTGACTTAATAAAATCATTTATAACATCCTCTTCATGCGTACCAAACACTTCGTTAAATTCATTTTTATATTGCTCGTTCCATTTATCGGTATCAGCTTTATAAGTGTAAATGTATTTTTTACCCTCTAATATATTTGGATTAATACTTTGCTCCTTAGATAAATCTGTTTTGTTTTCATAATCAATTATATCACCGTTGTAAAATTCGTTAAACGATTCAATAATTAAGTTGTTAGGGTTGTTAGGGTCAACATCAATAAATAAATTTAGTGCTTGTATAATTGACTTAAGATAATCCTTTTGTTTTATCTTAGTAGGCAAAGCACTATTGCAAGTCATTGTGTCCCCTGCCATAATAGTTTTTTGACTACATAAAGCATAGAAAGATGTTTTAGCAGCACCACCAACTAACTCAAGATTCCAAGTTAAAGTTCCAGTGGGTGTAATTGGAGCACCTGCAGAGTTTAAAAAAACTAAACCATTAACAAACACGTTAATAGTTACTAATAATATATCCCCCGCTGCAAAAAATTGACTACCTGTTGCTGCGCCATTATTACCGTAAATAGATGTACCAACGGGAATAGCAGCTCCAACACTAATAAAAGTAATAACAGGTGGAACTAAATTAAAAACAGATACACCACCATTAGCCGATTTACGAATAGTAGTACTAAGTGAAATATTTCCTCCAATAAATGCAACCGCTGGATTGCTATGTGTAGGTGTAATCTTTACATAATTAACAGCCGCTACATTATAGTAACCGTTTGCGTCAAGTGTAACAAAATCATTTGCAGGTGCTAACTGACCGCCTAAATCAAAGAAACCATTTGTGCTATCATTGGTATAAACAACATCTTGAGATACACCAAATGGAATAGCAGTGTTTGCCGTTAAGCCTACATAAAATTGTTTTAACTCTAATTGTGCCTGAGTTAATTGTAAATTTATTAAGTTAGGGTAAGTGATATGGTTTAAAAATTCGGTGTCATCTAATATTGACGATGTCCAAGTTCTGCCAGTGTTCGTTATAATTTTATCAATATATTCTCTATTGTGAAAGCAAGGTAAAAAACTTTCTACATTAAAAACTGTGTCACTACCACCGTTTTGAGCATTATCAATAAATGGATATACCACACCTAAGCCAGTCCCCTCATTGGCTACGTTTAAAGCTATTTGATTAGCACGTGTATATGCGTGGTCGTATGCGCTAAAATCTAAATCGTCTGAACTTGTTAATATACTTTCGTTTGTCCAAACAGTTGGAGTTGTTCCCGTTGCTATAAATACGCACCCTGTTGTGTTAATCGTTCCACTAACTACACTTGCTACACTTGTAAAATTATCACCCGCCACAAACGTATTAATCGTGTATTTTCTACCAACAATTAATAAGCCGCTCGTTTCAAATTTTAATGGATTGCCAGTTATTAATTTATCGCCAATGTCAACAAATAAAGAACCGCCCTCACCGATTATCGAACATTCATAATCTATTGAACTATCGGGCTTAATGTTTATTTTGATTAACTGTAAGTCGCCTGCAAAGTTTTGAATCCCATCCACGATATATTTACATGGTGTCTTTAAATTCTTATTAAAATACTGAGTCGCTACGTTTACACTAAAGATATTTTCAAATAGTTTATTTACTTTATTAGTTCCAAGTAAATTAATGGTTTTACTAAAACTTGCTTTTCGCTTATCAGGTTCTCTAACATCCGCTAAATTATAGTTAATGTTAATCGGTATATTTTTAGCAATAGGATAGTATTGTAATTTCTCACTACCGTTTTTTGCTGCTATTAATAAATCTGTTACTACCGCCATGATTATATACCTCGTTGTCTAGTTTCTGTTATACCTAAATCAATAGTAATAGCTAATTGTATTAACGATTCGTTATTTAGTTGGTACTCTTCAAATGAAGTGTTTGTTACTTTGCATGATCGTAAAGTGTTGTAATCCCAAACATAAACTATTGGGCTATCAAACAAATCCTTTAATTGTGTTATTTGTAATTGCGTTAACCATGTTGTATTTAAATCAATAGTCGATTCAATAGCAGTACTTACAACGTGGTCTTCTCTATCATAAGAAGTAGAGCCATACGCACCCGTTGTTGTATTTAAAACATTCTTATTTAAAGTAACTGTATTTACTTTTTTAGTAAAATTCTTTTTACTCTTTTGCTCAAAATGGAATGATAAAATATTACCAGTTCTATCTAGGTAGTAAATAACATAGTCTTGATACTTAGTACAAATGTCTTGGTAATCAAAAGAGTACTCTAATAAATCAGTTGCACCGTTTTTAAATTTAACAATAACAGTATCATTAACTTGGGGTGACGTGAAAATATTACTACCTAAATATAATTGGTAAATATCTGCGCTAGTAACTGGTGTTGGAAATGAAGCTATATTAATAGTTTGTATTAGCGTTATACCTCTAAACAATCTTATGTTAATATTATTGCATGGTGGCGGAATAAAGTGTATAAAAAAAGGTTGATTTAAAGCTATCCTATTATCGGGTGTAATTGTGTCAACATCCTTTGATAAAAAATATAAACCACCAGTTGAGCCAAAACCATAGTCAGATTCATCGTAAGCGTTAAAAGCCGCATCTGTTAAGCAAGCATCAAAAGCATCGTAAGTTATGGTAGTAGTCGATTGAACGGCTGCTGTATAATATTCAGAAAGATTAACCTGTGCTCTTACACGTTTGCCAGTAGCTAAATTTATAGGGCTGGATAAATTGATATTATTAAATTCAAAATAATGTTCGATATAATTTTGTACCCACTCTTTAGCATTAAAAACTAAATACCCATCGGGACGTTGTAATATGTCCTCTGTATAAGTGTTTGCTGTATCACCGTTAACAACTACCGTTACAATATATTTAAAATCAGCAATAGCTATTTGATTAGACTTCGCTGTAAATATTTGGTCGTTGTAAGCTGGTGTAAATGTGTCGGGTTGTTTATATACTGTTAATGCCATTACTTTACTGCTTGTTGAATATCTATTATTATTTCGGTATTGATTAGCTTTGCTATGTTCTCTTTTAGTTCCTCTACTCTGCCATCCTTTATAATTTCGTCAAAGAAATGATTACCCTCATAACCGTCTTTGTGAATTTTTTGTGCAATAGCATAAGCCATTTGTTCAACTGCTTGATCATAGCTTTGTTGCTTATATACTTTCTTTACTTTTTTTCCTAGCTTGCCTTTTGATTTAAGCGTTTCAATCTTTTTAGTTTTACGTTTAGATATTTCAACTTTTAACTTTCTAGTTTTAATCCAACGTATTAAGTTTCTTTTTAAAGCACCGTCACCACTTTTTTCAGTTGGGGTTCTGCCACTATTAACAGCATCCCAATAGTCATTCATAGTTAAAGTAAACAACAAACCACCATCAACGTATTTAACTGGATTAGCTAATATACTAGCTTCTAATCGGCTTTGTACTTGACTTGCTGTATTACCTTTCTTTTTACTTTTGCTTATTGCTTTTACTGCATGCTCATAACTGCGAACCCTTAAATTCTTTTTTAAGTCAATAGTAATATCCTTACCGAACTCGCTAAGTAGTGCTATTATCTCTTTATCTATTGCCATTTAATGCTATTTCAAATTTACCTTTATCCTTTAAGTACGCTAACTTATTATAATACCTTATCACACTCCATTCAAATATTTGGTCTTCGTTTAGGTTAGTATCTTTAACAACTAAACCGACGCTGTATTCCCAGCCCCATCTTTCAAAAAAGTCTGAAATTCTAAGTCTTCCATCATCATTTGATTCGCTTGCTCTATTACTTTGACCTGTTCCGCTAAACAATCCTGAATAGCTTTTGTGTAAGTCATTAAATATTTTGAATAAAAAAAAACAGCCCCAAGTGATTCGCTTAATTTTGATTTCTTAAATAGTTCAACATTTCGATTATGGTTATTGGAGTTATATACCCACTTACCACTCTCATACTCTTGATGACAAATAGCCATTAACTCAGGTAGCACTTTAAAATAGTTACCCTCATTTGCCTTTACCATTTCTTTCCAATCCTTTTCCTGGCAAATATTATAATCGTATAAATCTTTAATGTATCTAAACTTAACGCCACCTAGTTTAATTTCATCGGGGCAAGCTAACTCAGTAATAGGTTTAGTTAAAAAGAAAGCATCTAACAAATAGTCGTAAACTTGTTTAGGGCTTAACGATTCAATATAGTCAACATGTTCACCCGATAAAATAGATAGCCTTAAAACAGCCATGTCTAACTTATCCAAAGTATCATTTGTTTTCAATTCCTCTAATTTTTGAAATTGCTCAACTGTTAAATCTTCGTATCGTTTAGGTATTTTCATTGTATTAATATAGTAATTTATTTGAGTTTTACGTTTATTGAATAAAGAAAGTGCTTTTTTTAAGTCGGTTTAAAGCGATATATCTAATACTATCACAAAAATGGTTTTGGCTATCAATAGGAGTATTTAACATATTACCGTCTTTATCAGTAGCCCACTTGTAATTCCTTAATTCCTTAATAGCGTTTAGGCTGTCCTTAGTAATAAACATTTCGTATTGCTGTAAAGTATCTATTGAATTACGGATTGAATCTGGTCCTTTCTTTGCACCCTCTATTCTAAAACCTGCCCTTCGTAAATCCTCAATACTTTTAGGCTCAGCACTATCTGCAACAATCATTTCATTTCTTTGAACTCCCAACTCTTTTAATTTATCAATAATATCGCTATTTGTTAGCCCTGTTTGATATATTAATTCTTTAAAGTATAAAGCACCGTTGTATCTATAACAAGCCGTTAAAACGCTCGGATCATTTGTGAAACCCCAGTCAATTGAATATGATATAAATTCGGCTTCATTTGGTATTTTATCGCATTGTTGCCAGTTGTTAAATATCGTGCCTTGCAAACTACCTATATTCCCCAAACCATAAACGCTCCACCAATTAGCCCAGTAAGTTGATGTAAGTGCTTTTTCTTTTGCTTTCTCAATTTCTTTAACTATTGATAGGTCAAGTGCTTCATTATCTTTGTAAGTCAAAACTACAAAGTCGGTATCACTATCATTAATTAATTCGGTGTCAACCCAAAATTCACTAACGGGGTTATAATCTAAATAAATAAAGCGACGTGTTCTAATTGCTAATTGATAGTATGCTTCCCACGTTATATTATTGCATTCATTTACAAATAGTACATCTCTCCTGGCCCCTCTTAATTTACTTTCTGCATCCGCACTAAAAAATTCAATATAAGCACCATTGCTAAACGTATAAACTAAACTAGACTTGTTGAAATTTTCAGGCTCATACATTCCGATCATATCCATAATTTTAAGAAAGTCCCTTAATGCCCCTCTCTTTAAATGTGGTATAGTTTCAGCAACTATTGATATTTCAGCAAGTGGATTTTTAACAGCATAGTCAATTAAGAAAGGAACTATTGTAAATGTTTTACTTGCAGACGTTCCACCCCTTACTACCCTTACTCGTTTATTGAGTTTAGATATTTTCGCTTGGGCTGTCGTTCGTTGTAACATTAATATCTATTCCGTTAAATATAGGTTTCTCGGTTATTAACTGATTAATCGTTTGGCTCGGTACACCATGCACCCTACTGATTAAAGTTTCTAAAGAATACAGCGTGCCTTTCTCTAAAGATTTACGCATAGCATTTGCAATGGTACGTTCTAATATAGTTGCGTGTTCATCTTTAAATATATCGGCTAATTCATTTAAAGTCATAGCCATCATGTTCTCAATGGTTTGGTTTATATCCTGTTTGTTATAACCCATGTCTTTTAATTGACAAACGAATTTACGAGGACGACCGTTTGGGTTGCCGCTCTGTCCTTTTTTCCAACTAAATGGTAAAATATATTCTATGTTATCTGACATTGTTAAATTTATTTATTATATTTGCAGTGCGATGGTAGTTTAAAATAGAACATTAATCAACCAGATTAAAGGCGGGGTTTGTAACCACCTCATCGCTCTCAGTAATTTTCTTTGGATATGGTTTGCTTAAAGACTTGCATAAAGGTATTAAACTTTTGTCAAGTGGGTAAATGTATTTATGTTTATCAACTCCTTTGGTTTTAATAACATCTTCCAATTTCAAACATTTGTCTATTTTACCCTCAAAACCTTTTACATATCCAGACTTTGTTATTCTTCTTGGGTGTATTTTTTTTCCGTTTTTATCTTTGTAAACATCACCTGTTTTATAGCTTCCTGTAAAAATCCAATTTGTTGCTTGATAAATTGTTCCTTTATGGTTCATTTCCTCATCAGCAAAACTTACTAATAATTTAACGTTTGGATTATGTTTTAAAAATAACTTAATTGACATTGAAAGAACTTGACTTGTTATCGTTTGTTTTCCATTTAAAGCCATTCTAATTAATTCAGCAACTTGACCATTTTTTAAACCGTACTGTTTTGCAGAACTTACAGCACCTCTATTAAATAAAACCACACCGCACCATTCATTTAATGAATTAAATACCGAATAACCATTGCAAATAGCAGGCACTGATTTTGCATAATGAAAGTTTAAACAGGCATACTTAATTGCTTTATATGATGCAATTTCTAATCTCATAATTCACCAGCACTTACTGAAAAATAAGCACCACTATATTTTCTATCTAAAAGTTCCTGTATATCAATTTCAGCTTTTTGTAATTGCTCTGGACTTTCAAAAGTTATTTTCATAGTAGCAGGTTTATTTTTTTCTTCTCCTATCAATTCTTCCAATGTTGGTTCCTGTTCAAATTTACTTACATCCAAACCCCAACTTTCTAATTCTAAAGAATCCCACTCTTGTAATAATTGCCAATCCCATTCACCACCACTTACATTATCTTTAATAAGAAATTCCCGCTGTTTTTCTGCTGATAAGCCACTTACTTTTATAATCGATACTTCCTTTAACCCAGCTTCTTTGCATGCCTTAAAACGCATATTTCCGCCCAATATAATCATGTCATCATTTACAACTATCGGACGTATTTCTAACATCTCTGGAAAGTCTTTAATTGACTGCACCAACTTTGCAAACTTGTCATCCTTAATTAAACGAGGATTGTTTGGGTTAAGTTTAATTTTGTTTATGTTAATTTTTTCAGTCTTCATTAATTCATTATATAAATAAAAGTTCGTTTCAATATTACCGAATTAAAATAATTAATCCTGAATGGCCGGTGCGGCAATCCCCTTGTTGATATGTGTGCCTTCATAAGTTATAGATATAATTAAAATGTTATTGGTATAAAGTATTTGCCTTTCAATCGGTTTATACTTTTTAACATTCAGTTTTAAGTTCTTTTCGCATTCCTTACCAACCCTTAATCGTTCTTTTGGAGTAGGCTCGGTTTCATAATCAAATGTGTATTTAGCTTTGAATGGCATTACTTTTTACTTTTAGGTTTAACTTCTTCACTTTGATTAATATACGCTAGTATAATTTTAAAAGCATCTTTGTAAATATTTGTACAAGTTGAACACTCAACAAGTGTTTCAACGGTTGCATCAATACCATGATAGGCTGCTAAAATTTCTTTAACATTATCATTTGAACTGTCGGGGCGGATTAAGTCATGAGCCACTGCATAGATAAAATCCCTTTGTTTTAATAGTATTTCGTTCATTTTATTTTGTTTTTTATTTCGTTTTTAAATTTATTATTCTCGTATATGAGTTTCCTTTGATTAACTCCAAGTTCACTAGCTATCTCTCTAGTTGAGGTAACCACCGATTTAAACAGTATCTCGGCTTTAAATGGTTGCTCTCTAGCAAATTTAACAGTTCGTTCAAATTTCATATCAATGTCAAAGTTATAACTTTCCTCGCATAAATCAAAATTTACTTCAAAATCATTATGCCGCTCAACCAATGGGTTCTTTGTATTAATTAATTTATTTGCCCTATGCCGGTCCGAATTCATCCCCTTTAAAACATTTGAGCAGTACGCAATAAATTGCCCACGATTAACTTTGTCAATCAAAAACTCTTCGGGTTTCTCGCAAAGGTATAAAAGAAACTCTTGGAATAGATCATGTTGGATGTCCCGATGGTTACATAGCTTTGCAGTCAATCCAATTAACATTCGGCTTGTTGCTGCTATGACTATCAGTTGGTCCTTATTGATTTACAAATGTATTAAATTTCTCTAAGAATTCATCAAAGGTATGACAAATAAAATAAATGCCGCCAGCACGCTCAATGGCTTGTTGATATTCCTTTTGCACTTCGCTTTGTTTATCCTTCATTTTAATTTCAATCTTTATTGATTTACCTTTAAAAGTTGCAGATATATCAGCAGTTCCGTTTGTGCCTTGCCCTTTAATGTATTTGCCAGTACCTATCTTTTTTCGGTTTCCAAGTACATCGGTTACTATTTTACTGTCATCAATATACCTACCAGTGTTAGATATACGTTCAGCTTGACCGCCTATAAAGTTAATATAGTCGGTTACACACTTTGTTAATCCGTTTGCAGTTGTATCAGTATATTTAGTTCTAACTACATAGTTAGCCGGCATACGAGTACGTTCGCAAGCGTAAGCGTGTTGGATGTCTGAAAGTTGTTTTAGTGATGGTTTCATTTGTCAAAATTAGTATTATTATCTGTAAATATAAAATCTCATTTACAACCCATTTACATTTCATTTACATTTCATTTACAACTATAAATGCTCTGTATGTATTGATATTACTATATTATTAAAAAAAAAAATATAATATGTAAATGGAATTGGTCTATTTTCTTAAAACTTATAGGATTTTTTTTTAGTTATATTTTTTTACAGCAATTTACAAAAGTTCATTTACATTTACAAAATAGTTTAAATTATTGATTATCAATGTATTATTTGTAAATGAATTGCTTATTTTCATTTACATCTTAAAATGGTTCTATATCATCAAAAGTATTAAGTATTTGATTATCAATATATTCACTTTTTTGTTTTGTAAATGTAAACGGTTGTCCAGTTTTAGAATTTAAAGATATTTCATTAAATGGATAATAACGCTTCATTTTTTGCTGTGATAGTTTCATTTCAGTTTTTAGCACCTTAAAAATATAGTTAATTGATATTTGATTATTTTTATCAAAAAACCTTTCTTTAATATCTTTAGAGGTTGCATCAAATTCTTCACAATCATTATTATTAAAAAAATCGTCAATAAGGTATTCAATTTCTTTTCTAATAGATGATTTACTTTCTTCTTTAATAATGTTAAGTGATGCAGTATTTATTTCATCTTCAGTAAAAACCATACGAGATTTGCTAAAATCAATTTCAGGCATTTGTTCTAAATATTTTAAGAACTTAGGAATTTCATTAAATAAATCATTTTCAATATTAGTATTCTTTTTGCCAGTAATAACTTTAATTTTTCGCACCCAAAAGCGTATTTCTTCTTCATCAATTCTCATAAAGTCATTTTCTTTATTAGTACAAACAATAACTTTACCAAAGAATGGAACGCTATAATGTTGTACAAACTTTTGAGATACCGACATTGTTTTAGCGGTTGCAATTGATTTTAATTTTTCTACTGTATGTGCTTTATCAATTACTGTTTCATCAACCATTATAATATTCTTAGTGGCATAGGCATCATTAAAATTAGACATCAAATCACTTGGATTAATTAAAGTTGAATTTTCACCAAATAGCATTTGAATATAATTTAAGAAAGTCGTTTTACCAGTTTCACGTTCAGTTGAAACCAAAGCTAGTACAGGCAAAATTTGACAAGGATTCTCATAAAGTATCTTCATGTATTTAAAACCTAGATTAATTTGTTCACCAAAGATATGATCCATTAAACCAGTTGTAATTGGAATATCATTATAATTAACATTTTCGGTAAATGGAACGTGAGGGAATTTAGAATAAAGATTATAGCAGTTATTCTTTGCAGGAATAAAAGTTTTATTATTTGGTAAAATGGTAAAGTCATCAAACTTATAAATTTTAGATAAAATTGTTTTAGTGTGGTCTTCTTTAATTTCATCTTTTTTCCAACCTTTTAAAATTATATTAGTTCCTGAGTACCTATCTTCTTTTTTAATTACTTTAAAATAATCAGTTCCAACTCGAATGTAAGGTATTTCATTTTTCATTATATTAAATGAAACGTGACTCATAGCTTGAAAATAATCACCTTTAAATTTAATAGCAGTTAATAACATAAATTTGGACAAATTTTGTCCACTTGCTAAATCGTAAGGATTAGATTTTTTAACCTCAACTAAATTATCTTTATTAAGAATAAAAGTAGGAGTTTTAGTAGTTGATTCACTTTGATAGGTAGCTTCATTATTTGAGAATGAAATACATTTTTTATCACCCTCAAAAATTTGTTCAAAAGTTCCAAAGAAGTTAAAATAATCAACAGGATTTAATAAAGGATTTGATTCGGGTTTTTTAAATTTGCTCATATTATTATGTGGTTAAATAAGTTGGTTCGTTAATTCCTTTGTTAATCATTGTTTTAGCAGTTGCTTTATAGATACTTGCCTTTTGAGTTAAATAGCTATTGCAGTCAATCATTTTATTAATCATATCAATAGCATAATGTTTATCAATATAACCGGCACCAACGTAACCACCTAATAAATAAGATGCAGCCCTAAGTTGTGGATGTCCATTGTCAATAATAATATTAATTTTCTTTAAAATAATAGTTTCAATACTTGAAGTTTTATCAGTTACTACATATTGAATTACTGGAGGTTTCTCAATAGGTATAAATTTTTCGTTAAAAGTAAGGGCATCAAATCTAATTAAAATATCGGAATCATAAGATATAAACATTGGTAAAATACAATTTTTAGGAGCAGTATCGAATCCGTTATAATGTTTTAACTTATTCTCAATAGCACCAAAGTAGTGTTTAAATTCAGTTACATCACTACAAATAGGTATTTTTACAATAGCACGAACACCATGCTTTGAAGCTGAAAGCCATGCTGAAATAACAAATTTATAGGTATTAAACAAATATATCTTAAATTCTTCAGCATAAATGATATTTGGCAAATGGTCAAAATCTAAAATTAAGCAGCCAGTAAAGTTTACAATATTAGCATATTTACGAGATCCATTAACAAGTACGCAAGGAGTGAATGAATAAAGTTTAGATTTTAAAACTTGCTTAGTAGCCATGTCTTTATTTTGTTCAGCAACTTGTATTTGTTCAAATATGTGTTTAATATCATTTTTAGGCTTTTTAATAGCATTTAAAACATATTCCAAATTAACAGTACCCAAAGGAACGGAACGCTTAATGTCGGCTTCATAATAGTTAAATATTGTGGTTTTCATTTGTAAGATTTTAGAATTGAATAAAAGTCATTAATTGCAGCCATAGCTTCATTACTGCCACCATTGTCGGGATGGTATTTTTTACATAATGAAATATAGATTTGTCTAATTTCGTTTTTATTATTTACATCTATTGATATATTGTTTAGATGTTTAATAATATAATTCTTTAAATAAAAATCTAAATTTGTAGAATTTTCAAGTAACCAGTTCAAATAATTTGCATCAATATTTTCAATATTAATGTTTTTAAATTTTCCAAAAGGCATTTTCATAATATCATAAATAAAAAAGCTCCTATAAATCCAACGGGTCTGAAGCGTTTTCATTATAAGAGCCTATTTAAGTTTCTTTTGTTACCTATGTTTTCAGACCGTAACTTATGCAAATATAACTATTATTTCAATACAAAACACAAATCAATAAAAATATATTTAGGGGTTGCGCAACCCCATGCAACCCCTCTTTGCAAAAGATTTTAGTATTGATAATCAAGCAGTTAGGTAAATTATTAAAAATAATTGAAAATATATTTTTTTATTAAAGAAATTGTATATACATTTACACCATATTAATAACTTAAAAACTAAAAACATGATAATAAGTAAAAGAATACAAGCAGAAATAAAATGGAATAGTTTAAAACCAATGGAAAGAGTTAAAGTTATTTTTTTAGTTGGCGCTAATAAAATATCTGGAATTAAAGGACATAGATTGTGTGTTGATTACATAGAAAAAACAATGGAATGTTAGTAGTTAGATATATAAATAAGCAGCCTCATACTATTGATGAGGTTGCTACTGTTAGAGAATTTTATAATAAATATATGAAACCAAATAGAGTTGAAAATATTGATGAATATATAAAATTTAATGAAATACAAGGGTGGCATTTAATATCTAGGCACTCATCAAATACTGGGTATATTGTTGAATTATTAAAAAATAACCTATGACACACATCTCTGTACGCTTTCCAACAACTGAAGAAAAAATTTATATTATGAGTAAGTTTAAACGGATAGCAAAAAAAAACAAAACAACGGCAAATAAATTAATTATTAACTTTATAAAAACATACAAATGATACCTTTAATACTACTAATCGCCTGCATATCAATTATAAACGTAATGTACAGAGAATGGAAATCGCAACAATAATCAAAGCCCAGTGGTGGGATAATTTTAACTTTGAACTTTATATTAAATATTTAAAAGCTAAAAGTAAAATATAACGGCTGAGGGTTGGCGATAGTGCCGCTAACCGATAACTCAATATTTAGCACCAAACTTGAAGCGGCATTTTGCCAACCCTATGTTAGTAGCTGATAAAACCAAAGGGGAGAAATTAATAACTAAAAATAAAAAAAAATATGAGAAATGTAGATTTTTACAAACACCTAAACGAAGATGATAAGGTTAAATTTTCAATGGAAGAAACAGCAAAAAAAGTTGATGAATTAAATTATGGAACTCAAAGATTTTTTTGTGAGATACTTCGCATAAGAGAAAATTCTGATAATATGAAGTACAAAGAGTTTGAAAAACATACCAGCCAATTAAGAGATTTATTAGAAAGTGGATTTTATTAAACATAGGAGCGTTGGCGGTTTTTAATTTGCTACTAACTACTCGATAAGACCAACTAAAAGGCACACAAAACGATGCAAAAGACTAAGATTCATAAAGTTAGAATAACAGA